TTAGGCGTTTTTGTAAGATTTGTGCACCGACTTGTGCACCAAACCGTCCATCGAACTTAGAGCCACAAGGGCTTTGCTCGTCTCCTTTTTTTCCATTTCTCGTAAAAGGTGCGAGTAAACACGGATGGTTGTAGAATAATTAGAGTGACCCAATCGTTCAGAGATATAGTAAATTGAGACACCTTTGTAAATCAAATATGAGGCGTGTGTATGGCGCAGTCCGTGAAAGGTAATATCTTTAGACCCAATACGTTTTAGAACTCTGTGAAGCGTCTGATTTGCGCTTGTGTTGTCCGGTACACGTCCATACTGATTAATAAATATCAAATCAAGTGGATTATCAATTCCTAGTTCTTCTAACTTTATAATCTGCAGAGCGTGAAAACTTTTTAAAATATCAGCTAAGTGATCAGTAATTTTTATTAGCCGCTTGGACTGTTCGTTTTTGGTATCAGCGAATCCATTTCGTTGTAATGTATCCCAGGTCTTATTGATTCTCAGAGTTTTGAAATCAAAAGAGAAACAATCCCATGTTAGACCGGCAACTTCGCTGTAACGAGCACCAGTTTGCAAACTAACCAACGCCATCAGCTTAGTTAAATGAGCAAACGTTAAGTCTGATTCAAGCGCGCGAGTCAGCTTTTCCGCATCTTTACCGTCTAAATATTTCATTTCTTTAGGCTTTTCTGGGCGCCCACTAATTTTAGTGTGCGCTGTAAAATTGCGCTTAATAATGCCATCATCGATAGCATATTGGACGGCTGACTTAATTTGCACGTTAACTTTTTCGGAGCTGCTAAGCGAACGAGGGCTTCGACCTACAGGATTAGCATAATCGTTTAGAAACTTCTGATAATCGGTGCGTGTTATTTCATCTAACCGTTTGCCCGCAAAATAATTATTAACAATTCCAAGTGTATACTGATAACGTAGGCGACTGGACTTTGCTAAAATTGGCTCCTTATAAGTCTGATACCATTTTAAAAAGTAATCCGTAAATAGTTGCTTACCTAATCTTGGATTTATACCATTGCTAACATCAATTTCATTTTGGTTAGCCCATTCTTGGGCTTCACGCTTAGTTCGAAAACCACCTTGATTGATAAATTTACGATTCCCTAAATCATCGTAATATGAAACACGCGCATTCCATTTTTTACCACGCTTATTAATACTTGCCATTTATATTTCCTCCTTAAATTTCACCTAGGCGGGTAGAATTTTAAGGACTTACAGGCATCACCTCCTTAGTTGTGATAATATTATGTATGTAAAAAGAGTGGAGCAATCCACTGGCTTTTATTGGTAGCACATCTTACTTCTTGGCGGGAGGGGATGTGCTTTTTAGTTTAATTAGATTGAAACTTTGACCAAATTTTCAAAATCTTCTTAACTTCAGCTGGTGCAGTTTGATAATCAAAGCGATTTGCATCAAACATAAAGTATATTGCACCAAAATTAAATGTTCTATCATAGAAACCAGTGTGAAGTATATACATACCATTTTCTCTAAGATATTTGTAAACAGGAGCCATGTATTTATCAGTGTTTCCCGTATCATTAAGCTTTGGAAAGGTGGCATCTGTCATAATGCCATGCACTTCCATGTAATCTAAAGCTTCTTCTTTTGTTTGAAGTATTTCGTCAGGATCAAAATATGTCATATTAATCACCCCCAAACAAGTCAGCTTTTAATGACATCAGTATTTGGTCAACGCGAGCGGCAGGAGTCGAACCTGCATCTGTTAGTATCTAGTTAGCAATTCAAAGGAGTACTGTTCTACCGTTGAACTACGCTCGCAAAATGCCAACTGAAATGATCCAATTGGCTTGACTGGCAAAATTTTACTATTCCTTTCCTTGCTTGAAGCGTGTCACCAAATCGTCTTTAATTCCTTTAAGCATACGGTCGTATTCTGCTTCGGAATAGCTATCTTTTGATAGGTAGAGAATGGCGTCAGATTTTACAAAGACTGTTAAGTCACTGATAATATCTTCTATTAGTTCGTACCTTGAAATATCTTGATGCATAGTATGCCTTCTTTCTTTATTTTAATGCGAGCGGCAGGAGTCGAACCTGCATAGTAGTTGTTAAGAGCGGGGACTCTATTATTGATGGACACGTTCTACCGTTGAACTACGCTCGCATGTTGCCCGCTAGGCTGGTAGTGGGCGAGATAATATGATTAGCTTTAACCTTCATGAAGCTAATCAGCTTACCGAATGTATGTTCGACTGACGTGTTAAATGAAGCCCCTCATAGGGGACCTGTTAGTGAATAAGCTTAATCATAAATCCAACAATTGTACATGTAGCCGCTGCTACAGATATTACAGTAGTTATTAGCCAAACTTTTTGCTGAGAAAATTTGGCGTCTACGGACTCAAATTTAGTGTTTACAGATTCAAACTTAGTATCTATATGTGCCATCATTAAATCTATTTTATTATCAATATTATCAATTTTATTAGTTAGTCGTAATTCGCTATTTTTAAGTTCGGGATGTGTTACATATTTGTCCATTTCATTACCTCCGTTATAATTGTTATTTCCACTATTATGGCTATTTTTTGAGGGATAGTCAATTGGGCTGTATGGAGATTGAAAATCAACAATTTTAGTTGATTTTGTTGTGTTAGTCATTGTTGGCCACCTATCTTTGGAGAAATCGAGAAGTACGTTTTGCTCGTATCAAGCACTTGATTATTTAGTGAAAGATTTATTATTACACAATAATTGTAAGCCTCATTTAAATTGCTTTTTAGAATAAGGGTGGACTCAATTATGCTATTAACTGAAAATACAAATTTACTTGATTTTACAATTTCATTAGAAACCTTCATTTCATTAACCGCTGTTTGAGTAGAAATAAATAAACTGCGTTTAGTTTTGACCAGTGGTTCATTACGTTCATTAAAGATTTGGGTTTCCAGTGTGTAATTGCGATCTACTTTTATATTGAAAAAGCCAGCTTGAAAATAGATTGGGATCCTCATCTGTTTTCCAATTTGAAAGACGGAAGTTGGGCCGTAGGAATCTTCACTTAATTTAGGAAATAAATATTGAATTTTTTCAGTAATCAAATTAGAGCACTTCCTTCTAGATATTTTTAGCTATCCGTATCTGGTCAACGCGAGCGGCAGGAGTCGAACCTGCATTAATAATGGAACTGTGGAGGCGCCACAAATATAGCATTATCAATTGTGTTCTACCGTTGAACTACGCTCGCATGTTGCCCGCTAGGCTGGTAGTGGGCAGGGTGCTATTTTCGCTTGGGATTCCAGTAAACTAACATGACGACTAGCGCTATGAAGCAAATGATGCCAATTGCAATGGTAAAGTCGAACACGTGTGTGCTGTACGTTCCTACATATAATTCCATAGCTAGTCTGAATCTTTACCAGTAACGGTTATTTTACTAGCAACTAGTGACGGCACAGTGTTACTTCCACCAATTTTGGTATCATATGATTGTCTCTTTGAAAAAACACCTTGAATGTCCACATAATCGTCTTCGACTGCTGGTGTTTTACCATCATAGGCAACCATAAACGTGTGGTCTGGATCATCGTCTGTGTATACTAGAAGGACTGTTTGGCCGTCTTTTTCGTCAGCTTGAAGTACTTCAGCCTTTGAAATATGATATGATTTTCCAACCCAATCATCAGACTTGACAAAATCACCATAAGTATATTTTTCTGCGTTATTTTCGCCTTCAGTTGCATTGTATGAATCACTAGTATCTGAACTACTGTCACTGCTACTAGAACTACTGTCAGAATCTTTATATTCAGTAATAGTCAATTGCGACTTGGGACTTTTATAACCGTGATATGTAGCATAAACAGTATATTTTCCTGAAACAAGGTAATCGTCACTAAACTTTCCTTTTTTATTGGCTTTTACAGTGTCTGAAATTCCATCTTCACTAGTAGGCTTGAAATGAACAGTTGCTCCGGGAGTGGCTGTCCCCTTTACGGTAGTTACATTATCAACTTTATTTTGATACAAAGAAACACTAACTGTTGTGTTTCTAGCGTTTGACTTGTCATTAGAAGATGTACTCGTTGATTTTATTCCAGCAAATAATAGCAGTGCAAAAGAAAGAAACACTACAACGATTGAATATATAGACGTCTTTTTCCATTTGCTTAGTTCTTTGCCTTTAGCTTTCTTAAAAATCCATCCAATTGTTGACACAATAAATAGTACAATTGCTATTAAAAATACTAAAAAAGACAATACCCCTAATGTTTCCACAACAAATTCCTCCAAAAAATAGAATTTCAGCTTTTACCGACATCCGTATCTGGTCTATAGTTAGCTAATCAGCATAATACTCTCTAATTTTGCTGATTACATAATCTTCCATGAACGATGGAACTTCGAATTCCTCCATAAAAGTGTATGGATCTGCAAATTCTCTTTCCATATCTTGAAAATAAATAGGAATCAATATATCAATAGCTCCGCGGTTAGCCTTAGCCTCAATTGGGGTTTTGGCAGTCCCACTGTAATATAATACCCCAGAATCTTGGTTCAACACATGTGAGGCTTCATGTGCAGTTATATACGGCAGTTGACGTTGCTTGTACCATTTCGTATTAATTACTATTTGCCTGTTATGAGGATTTGACCCAGATGGGGTGTGTGAAGAAAAATCACCACATAAAGTAATTCCAATTCCGTGATCGAATACGTAGTCTAACACCTCTCTAAAATAGTCAATCATTATTTCTACCACCTCTCAAAAGACGTTTCATCAATTCTAAGTCTTCAGGAGGTATTGGCTTACCTTCAAATGTCATAATGACATCATCATCAGCAATATCAACTTGTTTGGGCTTCGTTGAAGTAGAATTGTCATCCGTTTTGCCTAATAAGTAATCAACAGAAACATTTAAAACATCGGCTACGGAAGCCAAAGCTTTAGGACTTGGATTACGTTTTTTCCACTGATACATATAATTTGCGCTTATCCCGGCTTTACGTTCAACCTCAGCAATTGAATATCCACGTTCTTTCGAAATTGTTTTTATCCTGTCAAACAGCGTCATGGTAGAATTCCTCCAATGATTGGCAAGATAATTCTACAACATTTATAAAAAATAGTTGTAAAAATCTAAAACATGTTGTAGAATTATCTTTGTTAAGAAATATTGTTAACAAATTAGCAAAACTAAAAGAGCTTATTAATCATCTTGACGGGCGATAAATAAGAGCTTTGTAGCTATTTCGTTATGTCTATATATTAAGACATGTTATAGACTTTTGCAATATCTTTCTTAATAAATATTAAAAAGGAGGCAAACTGATGTTTATTCGTATGGAAACAAACAATAAAGCAGAAGCGATTAAATCGTGGCTGGCAAATCATCGCCAGTTAGAAAATCAAGGGACTATCGCTGATCATTTCAAAAAATCAATCACTTTTGTAAATCTTGCGTTGAATAAAAAAATAACAACAAACGGTGCAGAGCGATTAGTTAATGAAGTGTATGACTACCTTGTTAAAAAATACAAAATCTAAGGAGGACTAGCAATGAATCAAATTACACCATTTAATTTCGAAGACAATCAACATTAATCGCAGAAAGAAAGGAATGATTCACATGCAAGAGGTACAACAAGTTAAATTTAACGGAGATCTAATTTTAACTACTGAACAGTTAGCCGAATTTTATGGAACAACCTCACGACGCATTACTGATAATTTTAATGCTAATAGGGACAAATTTATTGAAGGTACTCATTATTTTCATTTAGAAGGTAGCCAACTGAAACAATTTAAGAACCAAACCCGAAAAACGGGATTGGTTAGTGAACACGCCGGTGCAATTAATTTATGGACTAAACGTGGTGCTAGCCGGCATTCAAAAATGCTTGGAACTGATCAAGCTTGGGACATGTTTGATGAGCTGGAAGAAAACTACTTTAACCCGAAACAGTTTGCGCTACCAACATCGCCACGAGAGATTGCACGATTGGCGCTGCAAGCCAATGAGGAAACGAATCAGCGCCTAGACAGTGTAGAGGGCGATGTTAAAGACCTCAAAGAGAACCAAGTTATTCCTAATCCTGAATATAGTGCGCTTAACCGGCGTGTTAATCAGCGCGTGTCGGAAGTCGCACATAGCTATGGTCATATCACACAGAAACAACGAGGCGAGCTGTTCAAAGATATCGGCAGTGGAATCAAGAAGATTGCTAACGTGAGTGCTCGGTCAATGCTACGCAAGAAGGACTACCAGATGGTAATGGACTTCATTAATGATTGGGAGCCGTCTACAGCAACTAAGACGATTATTCGGCAGACGTCACTTCGATTAGACAAGGAGCCAGCATAGGAGGCAAAACAATGGAATTTGAAAATGTACGTGAAGCACTGAAATTCTTGCTTGAGTATAACGATGCGACATTGAACCCTAACCTTAAATCTCGGGTTAACGGTGGTGAGTGGTCGCCAAGCACAGTTAACGAAGTTCAAATGGCAAACTATGACGCTTTAGCACAAGCAGCGGACATGCTTGGTATGAGCGACCTTTACTTAAATGAACAGCCAGCATAGGAGGCGAGTTAGATGGAATTAACAATTAAAGGCACACCAGAAGAAATAAAAAGTGTGCTCCAAGCTATTAGTGGTAGCAAGGAACACAGAATTACTAAGGATGATGTTTTTAAGATGGTTTCTGTTCGTCAACATCTAGATCCGAAAGAATTTCTACTATGAACTGCATTGAAATTAACGTGTGCCTTTTGATTTTGGCATCTATGAGTTCGCTCATTGCGTAAAATTGTTCTTTTGAAAAAGATTTTTCATACTTTTTTAAATATTCATCGGACAATTCGTTTGCAAACTTATTAATGTTATCTTCTTGGACAGAATTTGATCTTGCCTCGCACGCAGAGAGCAGTTTCTTAATTTTTTCTCTTTCCATTAAACTTTCGCCTCGATTAATTGGAATAAGTCAAGTATACAACTAAGCCAGCATAGGAGGATTAGCAATATGACAAAAACACTAAAGCAACTAGTACACGTATTATGGGCAATCGAAAAAGACCTCAGTGTTATCGCAAGTAACACAGGGGTCAACGGTAAAGCTGAAATTAATTCTAAAGATATTATAAGTACTATGCGTTCAGCCATTCATGATAGTAACGCAGTAAATTGAGACTAATCAAATTGGAATAAGCCAAGTATACAACTAAGCCAACATAGGAGGATTGGAACATGAAAGAGAAAATTGACAGCTTTATTGTGGTATTAGCCTTAGTTTGTTCTATTACTTCGTTGATACTAGCTGTAATTAATTTGTTTGCATAGTCGGCATTATTAAATTTTGTTCAGGAATGAAATCATTTTATTTCACCTCGATTAATTGGAATAACAAAATTATACACCGAAAGGAGTGACCAGGATGGACAGTTTAATAAGTGCTTTGTCGAAGCTCTTCACGCAAGCATATGAACAAGGAATCGCGGATGGGCGTAGTCAGCAAGCTGTTGATCATAAAATGATTGGACGTAAAGATTTCTACTCTGAGTTTGGAATCAAAGTTGATACATTCGACAAGCACTATCGCGACAAAGAAGGGTTCCCAAAGCCAGAAGAAGACGGAAAGTGGTACGCCCCAGCAGTCGAAAAATGGTTATTGAATCATCAAAATTTGAGTAATTAAAACCTAGGCGGGTAGATGATGATTCAACTCATAAGGAGGAATTGCCATGGTAGAAGTAGCAGTATTAACCTGGGCGCTAACAACCGTGTGGTATAAGCGTCGTGAGATTAGAAACTGGTTTGGAATTTAAGGAGGAAATGTAATGGTAAGAGACACAGATGCATTTGTTGGACTTGGCAATAAATTAGTTGCCAATGCTGACAAGGCATAAGCAAATGATTTACTAAGTGAAATGAATGTTGCTAGTTTGTCAGGCCATCACTCAATCATCTGGAACAAGTCTGAAATTAGTGTCGGCGTTATCAACACACTATCAGAAGAAGATATTTCAGTTAGCAAGTGTCCTGGTGGCGGCTATGTCATTGATTGGCAAGAAGCAATAGAAATGGAGGAATAACCGTGAAAGTTCATGTAGGTGATCGAGTGAGTTACAAGGCTGAGTATAGTTGTGGCCAATTAATACGAGAAGCCGGTGTTGGCAAAGTAGTGGATATTAAAAAAATTACGTTCACATTGCGCACTCAAAAAGATGTGGCTGTAGTTGAACAAAATGGACAGCAATTTGAAATCATTACTAATGGCATTCAAGTGCTCAAGTAGGAGGGATGATCATGCCAAAAGTATCAGTTTTATCAGTTAACAACTGGAAACGAGTGCAAAAAAAGCCATCGCTAGTAGCGGCTAACGATGGACTAATGGAAGAGATGCTTAACACTAACATCTACTCTATTCCAAAGCAGTCTCGTTTGCAAGTGCTAAGAAAGCGAGGACGGTAGTTATGGATAATCCATTACCTTACAAAGAACAACAGGATTGTATTTTTCATGGTATTACACGGATTGCATCAATTGATCCACAAGAATTAACTCCAGAATTACAGCAAATTGAAAATAATATGGCGATGGCATTTTGCTTGAACCTGTGGATGTTTAATAGGGGGCTGAAATAAATGGTGGACTTACTATTTGAATGCCAATCATTTGAAATGAAACTTAACCGTGTAGAAAAAAAGTTATCTGCGGCCACAAGCGCTGCTGACTTTGCCTACAAGGCGGTACAGGCACGTCAAAAAATTGTTTCGTTTGACGACCTAGACGATGAGGAAAAGATTGCACTGTTTAACGAATATGACTGGTTGTTATTAGAACTAGAAGGTTACTTAGGTGGATTGGAACAGCAATTTGAAGATGCGGATGAAGGCTTGTCTGGCGGAAAATTTTTGCTGGAGGCTTTAAAAGATAATTCGGTGATATAAATTAGGCAGAGGTGATCGCGTGGAACTGCTACCGACTAAGTTAATTGAAAAAGATGGTGAGTGGTATCAGGTTCAGAAGCTCACCCATAAGCCTAACCTTGACCATGTTGAGACGGTAAGTGGTTCTGCTGACGAATACTACACGTACTCGGAATTAGCTGACACACGTAAAGCTAGGCCACAACAGCGACGCTTGTTCTTCGCGTTGCTTAGTGACATCTATACGTGGTCAGGCATGCCGACAGACTTTTTGAAAAACTTGTTTTATTTGCAGTATGAGTCATATACGTTTGGCAAGCGGATTAGCTTGTCAGACACCACAGAATCGTCTGTGAGCGATGCTAACCAATTACTCGACCTAGTCATCGACTTCATGTTTGAGTGGCACGTGCCGCTCAAGGAAGGCTATAAAATATTACCACGCGAGCAAGAGTATTACCTATTTGAGTGTTGTCGCCACCGAATTTGTACAGTGTGTGGTAAACATGCAGATATTCATCATGTCGTTGGCTCGACAATTGGTGCAGGCGGTAATCGAACCAAGGTTGATCACACTGAGCGGTTTGTTATGGCACTATGTCGTAAGCACCATAGTGAAATTGAGACTATAGGACAAGTGGCATTTAGTGCAAAATACCACGTCCCGGTAGATGGCATAAAACTAGATAAAGAAACATTAAAACGAATTGGCTTGAAAGGAAAATATGATGTTAATTAAATTACAGAGTGGTGATTACATTAATAGTGATTATATAGTTCGTATTTTTGGCGACGAACCATTTATTGAAATGGCTCACAGAGTTGATGAAACTGGAAGGCGATCTTTACCAATCACTGATGTTGACATAGAGCTAATCACTTATGCAGTCATGAATGCTCAGGTAAACGATACTAAGTGATTTATGAACTAGAAATACAGCAGTGACTAATACACCGGGTGGGTGGAATGCCTACTAGTAAATAAGGGAGGATTAAGAGATGGCACAGAGAAGAATGTTTAGTAATACGATCACGGATTCTGATTTGTTTATGGATATGCCTAAGTCAGCTCAGCTACTATATTTTCATTTGAATATGCATGCTGATGATGATGGGTTTGTGGGTAATACAAAATCAATTATGCGGATGACTGGTTCAAGTGATGATGATTTGAAAATTTTGTTAGCCAAGCAGTACCTTATTCCGTTTGAGAATGGCGTCACTGTGATTAAAGATTGGCATATTCATAATTACATCCGATCAGATCGTAAACACCCCACTAAATATACTAATGAGCTTAAACAATTAGAGCTAAATGAAGACGCTAGTTATAGTAAATTACCTTTTGGTAGTCAAGTGTCAACCAATGGTCAACCAAATGACGGACACTTGGTAGGCAATTGTCATACCGAGGTTAGGTTAGGTAAGGATAGGTTAGGTAAGGATAGTAAAGGTAAGTATATAGAACCAGGTAATCCCAAGCCAGGAAAAGCCAAACCAGTACGACACAAATATGGACAATACCAGAATGTCTTACTGACTGATGAACAATTGGCAAAGCTTAAGTCAGAGTTTCCAAAAGATTGGCAAGATCGTATTGAGCGAGTCTCTGGGTATGTTCAATCTAGTGGTAAACACTACAAAGATTACTTGGCTACCATTCGTAATTGGGCTAAGAGAGATCAGCAAAGTAACCAAAGTAACAAAGTAGCGCCACAAACACGAGAGGACTGGTTTTGCTAATGGAAAATGTAACGAAGTTATTCAATCAAGCCACGATTCAGAAAGTAGTAGTGGCTAGAGGAATTGATACAACTAAGTTGCCAACCAAAGAAGAATTGGATCATCAAACAATTGATCGGGCGAATGCGGGCGTAATTGCTAACCGAAAACGGTATTACTATCGCATGTCAGTCTGGTCTGGAGGCGTGCCACTACGATTTAGCTTTAATGATTGGCAGGTTGATAAACAGCCTAATCAAGCTAAAGCTAGAGAGCTTGGCAATCAGGCATTTAAGTTAGCTAGGCAATTAGAGACTAACCAGTTCAACGTAGCACTTGCAGGCGGCCCTGGTGTTGGCAAAACGTCATTAGCACTGGCAATTATGTATCAGCTAATGAGTGTAGGCCAAACAGCGATGTTTGTTTCAACAGCTGAGTTGCTACGGCTGGTTAATGAGAAATACGAAGCACCGGACGTACGTCAACGGTTACTATACGTTTTAAAAGACATGCAAAACGTTGATGTTCTAGTTTTAGACGATTTTGGTACTGAAGGCGGTAAACCAACCGAAAAAGGATTCTACAAGCCAGTGCACAAAGATTTGCAGACACTAATGTATCAAGTGGCGAATGCGCGTTGCGATTTTGATCATAACGAAGTCAAACATATAACCATCATTACGACTAACAACACACGTAAGCAATTAGAAAGTATGTATGATGGTAAAACAATCGATCGCTTATATACCAAGGATACTAGCTGTCAATTGCTGTTTGACAACATGGAAGGAGTCAGAAGTGTATGAGTTGTGAATTATGTCATGGTAGTAAAGTTGTTCAGCAACCACTTGGGAGTTATGGTTTCACTTTTGGGCCATGCCCGAATTGTACGAATGAGATACATGATCATTACGAACAGGAGCTTGAAAGGAAGTTAGCCTATGACAAGTAAAAATTGGCCTAAAGAACTAGAAGTAATTCATAAGCTAGAAGCGAGATATGGCAGCATGGATAACGTGCCTAAGAGCAAGCTAGCTAACCTGCATAAGATGCCCGGAATTAAGGCCGTATCAGGCGATTGCAAGGAGATTACGCGTACCCAGTATAATGCCATTAAATTAGTCATGGAAGGCAAGCAGGGTAAAAATAGGGTGTCTCGGGTGCTAAATCACAGTAACACTTGGATTGATAGACGTATTCGCGCGATTGACGAAAACAAATACTACATTACGGAGGACGAATAAACATGATTGATATTAAAATTGGACAGTATCATCTGACTAGTGACAAATACGAAGTTAAGGTTAACAGGATGTCATTAGACAGTCAGGGCCACCCAGTAACTAGCTATGATGATAAGTCTGGCATCAATCGCCTAGTAGAAGCACCCCTAGCGCATTGTAAGAACGTCGAGGACGCATTGCACTGGCTTCGTGGGTATTTAATCCGGACTGGTAGTGAGCACATTAAAACAGTGGATCAGTTAGCCAGAAAGAGTCATGAAATTGAACGACAGTTTGACACGTACATTAAAGAGCGCGTACCGGAAGGACTGTGAGTTATGCCTAAACACACTAAAAAGCGTTCAACGATTAAACGGAAGCACCGGCGCATGAAGCAATATGCCGATGAGAATAAAGCTAAAACGCTGGATAGTAAGCAATTGGCCAAGGAATATGAGCCATACAGGATTGGAAAGGCTGGTAAGTAAATAATGCGAGAACATAAAGGACTAATCGTGACAGGAATTGTAGTTTTGGTACTGTTATTCGGTATTGGTGGTTGTACTCATTGGTGGCTAAATAGCACAGCCAGCGGGATTAGAACGGTTAAGAATTTTCAATCAGAAACTAGCAACGGGATTGAACGTGAAATTCGCGTCTACAACGCTGATGGTAAACAAATTATGTATGAGAAAGGTAAGTTTGATGTCTCACATGACAACCGTTCAATCCAATACGTTGATCAGCATAACCGCAAGCATAATATTTACTTTGGCGACAATACCAGTGTGGTTGTGAACGAGCTGAAATGATAATCGTCAAGGAGCCAACATACGCAAAAGCAATCCAAATGAAAGCCACGGTTGCCAACCAGGAAATGAACGCGGCACTGACAATTGAGCAACAGGCACAAATTGGCCAGGACTTTATTGCTGACATTATGGCGTTGAGTGAAAGGGGAATTGGTAGTGAAACGAACGACGATTAGAAAAGTTGAAGATATTCTACGTGACTATCCCAAGATTGACAAGTATATCGAGAAACGTGAACAGGAATTACGTTATCCAACTGTCCCTCGTGATGATAATGTCGGAGGTGGCAAGGCACAATACAAGTATCCGGAAACGACACTCAACACGATTATCACGATTGATGACGATCGACGCATTAATGCTTTGAAACATCAGCGGGAAGTGATTGACGATTGCTTAGATAGTGTCGGCCATGACACTGAAGTAATCGTAAATGAACTATATTTTAAGAAACATCAGCAATACACGATTGATGGACTAATTACAAACCACTTAATCAACGTTAGTCATACTAAGGCGTTTAAATTAAGAAATGAGTTTATTATGGAATGTGCTAAGGGATTGGGATTATATGAAATCGCGTATTAATTGCGTATTTTAAGCCCCTATAATCGTGCTAAATTGGTAGTATGCCAAATGTGATTGACGTGCATGAAGTAATCCTCCAAATTACAGACTGGTAATCGCTGTGGGCCAATTGGTAAGCCACAATGGGATGTAGGTTCGAAGCCTACCAGCGATATTGTTATACAGCATGGCTACTCATGAGAGCTAAAACTGTATAACACGTGCTTGTGGCGGAATAGGTAGACGCATAGTTAGGTGCGAGTAACGGGGTGTTGGTTGACGACCAATATGCCCACACATCATGTAGGGTGCAAATCCCTACCAAGCACATTGAAAGTACCGCGGCTTTATCCATGCCCTTCATAAAACCACGCCCTTTCAAATTGTTGACGATTGAATCTCCAAATTACTCTCGCTTATTGGCGGGAGTTTTTTGATACATATGATTAGGAGTAACGTCATGGCAGTATAGGTACAATTGACACAAAGCAATCAAGTAGAATAATGCGGAAGGTGGCAGATAAATGGATAAGTTAAATCAAGAGGAAGCAACCACACTAGGCCGATTTATTGGATACCTATTAAACCTAGCACATTGGCTATTTACAATAGCAGTATCCAATGGCCTATTGTGGCTGGCTAGTTTATTATTGCCAATACTATCCGGACCAGTTATTAGCATACTGTTGGAGCTAGCATTATGGGCATGTATAGTTCTAGCTGGCCTTATCCTAGTTGGCAACATATTAGCCTATTACTACGTGCAATACTGTGAACGCAATAATCTAGACCGATTTATCAAGCAAGCTAAAAAGGAATCGGGTAAGTAGAATGATGATCACACACGGCGACCACGTTTGGGTCTATGGTAATTACTATCCAGAAAAGCTAATAAGAAAGCAGGTAAGTAGAATGGAAGTATCACACACGCTAGATGGCTACTGGGTACTATCAGGATATATTGACCCAGAGCATGAGGAAGCACAGACTATCATGGCCAAAGCAAAGGAGCAGTTCATTGAAGCCAATCCTTTAATTGACTCAGCTAAAGTGGTTGTGGTTAACGGTGAGTTCAAGCATGGCAAAGATGATTAATACAAAATACGGGTACGTCACGCCACAAGAAGCGGAGATGGATGCCCACTTAGATAAATGGATGAAGCGTCGTGCTAAACAGCATGGCGCTTTTAGTTTGGAAAAGAAACGGAGAAAGCAACATGTTTGGAAAAAATAGAACAGCACCAGCACCTAACGGAGAGAACGCACCTAGTATTAAACCAAAGAAAGCGAGTGGACAAAGTATGGAAGAAAAACATTTCACACCGAAGAAACCAGGAAACAAATTGCCTGATAAGATTTTAATTGATGGCGTTATGTACCAGCGAAATGTCACGGGCAAAATAATTAAGCCTAACGGGACTAGCCAAACTAATACTAACAAACCTAATGATATTGAACTCAGCCTGAATATTGATACGACTGAAGTGCAACGTGGCTTAAGGATGATTGCTGGCGTTTTGCCAACCAAAAAGCAACCGCATCTTCGCATTGACATTGACGACATCGCTGACACGCCTAAAGTATTCGTTGATGGTGTAGAACAACAAGAAGTACATCATATTGAACTTGGTTGGGATGAAGAAGATATATGCCTAAACAACAGATACAGAATCGACTTTATGGATAGCCTTGGAAGATTACATGGAATTGGTCAAGGCAAATAGTCATGCAATTGAAAGTGTGCAGGAAATCAGGGTGCGACAATACTATTCCATACGAACAAAAGAATCCGTATTGCAATATTCATAGTTCACTCTATCATCCGTTTCATTACAATACGACGCAACGCAGACAGTCGTACAGCCAGTACAATCGTTACAAGCGAGACAAGGAAGCAAACCGCTTCTATCACACGAAACGTTGGGCTAACATGAGTATCATGTTAAAGCGACGTGCTTACTTTACTTGTGCGGTCTGTGGTCATACGTATGATAAACCTGGCTACTTGGTTACAGATCATATAGTGCCGAGAAGAGTAGATAAGCGTAAACAACTTGATGTTGAAAACTTGTGGGTGATATGTAAGAGGTGTCACTATTGGAAAGGCGTCTTCGAATCAACAGCATACCGTTCAGACTCACTGATTGATAACCTTGACGTTAGTAAGCACTGGGATAAGAAACAGATCAGGGAATGGATATTGAACAAGGAGAGCCTTAAAGCTGACCATCCCGATTAAGGAGGGTTACCATCCGTCAAACGATGACCATCCATTTTCACAATTTCCAAGCAATTGATTGACAGTCACTTTAAGCAGAGAAGACGGACAAGTTATAAATTTTACACATGATTAAATGCTAGTTCACATTTTAAACGCCGTGAGAGCTTGTTTAAGACATTTTTAAATTTTGGGATGAATTGTGGGTAGCCAAAATAAAAAACACCCCCCGCCCATGGTAGCTAGGCCAGAGCTCACATATGCGCCATCCTTCTCTCTCAAAAGTAAAAAAACAAAAAATATTGAGCTTTTTAAGGCTAAAATGCTGTTAAATCAACAAAGCGAGCTTTTTTTGTAGCCAATATAAGCCAAAAATCGCCAAGAATCAAAATAAATTAGTGAAATGGAGGTGTTAATCATGGTGAATTCTAGTAAAAGCAAATTAAAAATTGTGACAAGCAAAAAAGTGACGAATATTAACGGGACTAGCAATTTGGATGATATTCAGATTACACCCCCGGCTCATTTAATGAAAAATGCCCAAACTATTTGGCGGGTGTTAGTACCTGAAATTAAAAAAATGGGATATTTGAAGCGCATTGATCAGCCTAATTTAGAACTTTACTGTACTTATTATGCGATGTACTTAGATGCTGAGGATAGTTTGAACAACTATGGGGCCTATCTAACTGCTAAGGACGGAACACCGGTTAAAAAGTCGCCTCAAGCGATTCAGCTTAATGACTGTGTTCGTAATTTAAAGTCTTTAGGCTATGAAATGGGATTTTCGTTTGATGCTGGGTTACGACAGCTGACAGTTTCCAAGCCACATCAAAAGAAATGCGAGTCACCATTAAAGGAGGTAAATTTCGGTGCAGACGTATGATTTTACTAACGTTAAGGATATAAAAGCACGTGTTGCTTCGACCGAATCCTCGTATCATGGCTTGCTAGACCAGTATAAGGACGCCGGTACTAGATATGCTTACGATGTTTTGTTTACTGACAAATATCTCACTTGTAGAGATGTTCAACTTGCGTGCGTACGTCACCTACAAGACTTATTAAGACAAGGCGACGACAATTTCCCATACAATTATAATGAAAAATTCGTTGCCTTAATTGAATATTTTTGCCGCCTATTACCAAATCCGGATGATACGACACAAAAAATCAAGCCACAACATTGGCAATCATTTATTTTAGACAGTTTAATCGGTTGGCGTACGCCTAATGCGGGTGTGCGTTTCAATACTGCCAACATTTCAATTGCTCGTCGGCAAGGTAAAACGTGGTTGGCATCAATGCTGGTCAATTTTTATTATTTTGTTGTTTGTTGGAATGCCACTTCTCAAGACTTGCTAGTAGCCAGTTATGATAGCGAGCACGCTAGTAAGCTGTTCAATGATGTTTCTTTACAAGCTAAAGAACTCATTAATCAACCGGATTTTGCTGATGGTGCTAAGGAAAAAGGGGTGGATGCACAAACTACGCAAGTTATCGGAAAAATAAATAAGAACATTATCCGTAAAGGCACTTCACAGGGTGGTGGATTTGATTCGTTCCATAATGCCATTGCTGTTTTTGATGAAATTGGCAATTTGAAACCAGCGCTTAATGAAACCTTAAAGCAGATTACATCAGGTCAAAACGGTATCAAAAATCGGATGTTCGTTAAAATTTCGACTGCTTATCCAGATATTAAAGTTAAATTCAAACATGATGAAGATGTTACCCGAAGCGCTATTGAACACGATGCGATTAGAGATGCAGATACTACTTTTCAAATTATTTACCAACAGGATGACGAAAGTGAAGTCTTTGAGGAAGATACATGGGAAAAGTCCAATCCACTATTAGCTGAACTAAAAGGTGAAAAACGTCGTGTGCTGTTGGAAAGCTTAATTCAAGACCGTGACAATAATGATCGTGAAGGGACTCTTGAAACCTTTGTTAATAAGTCGCTCAATATTTGGAGCCGACGCTTTAAAAATAGCTACTTGTCATTAAGCAATATCAACGAAAACATTACTAGCGATTTTAATGTTGATAATCGTGAGGTTTATATCGGATTTGACGCTAGCCAAGTGAACGATAATACATCATACGGCTTTGAATTTCCCTTTCAAGAGAATGGCAAACATATGTTTTTTGCAAAGCAATATAGTTTTATTCCATTTGCACAGGCTAAAACATTGGAGTCCAAAAGCAAGCAAGACGGTCTTGACTATCAACAACTTGCACAACAGGGCTTCTGTGAGATTACCAACACGCCTTCCGGAACCATTAATCCCAACCAGGTTTATGAGTGGTTAGTAGATTATGTCAAGCGGCACCATTTGAAAGTCCGCGCCGTTTGTGCTGACCCTAACTTGGCTAAATGGTTTATTAAACGTATTAGCAATTACCAGCCGAGCTGGCCGTTGATTGAAGTGGCACCTACATCGTGGAAACTTTCTAACCCGACTAAGGATTTTCAATCCCAGTTTTTAAATGGCGATATTAAAATTTTAGACGACCCTCTACTAATAGATGGGCTAAATAACGCTATTTTGGTGGAAGATAAAGGTGGTGGCGTTAAAATCGACCGTCAAAATCGGACAAGCGATCACATTGATACTACCGATGCATTAATTAACGCGCATTACAGAGCACAATATTATTATCAAGATTTTCATGATGAAGATGGCTATAACCCGATGAATAACATGAACCGTGAAGAACGTAAAGCGTATTTTAAATCTATGTTTGGCGGTTAAGGTGGTGAAAAACAATGATCGAAAGATTTAAAACTATTATGCAAGCATTTTTTGGCGATTGGCTAAGCGTTATTTTGTTTTTAACCGGTGTTATTCTGCTTTCAGTGGCAGCATTTGCGGTTAATTTGATTGTGGGGCTTCTTGTTTCCGGAATTTTGCTGATTGTCATGGCTTGCTTGCTAGATAAAGAAAGAGGGTGATAAAGTATGGGACTATTAACACCCCGAGGTTATAAACGTTCCAAAACTAAAAATATGGTGTATCCCAGCACTAGTGACCTGTTTTTATCAACAATTGGTGGCTTGCCGATTTCGTATGTTGATTCAGGGAACGTCCTGAAAGATTCCAATGTATTTTCAGTTATTAACCGTATTTCAAGTGATATTGCTTCGGCTCACTTTAAAACAGAAAGCGCTAGTGCTAAAAGGCGACTGGAAAATCCGAGTGATTTAATCAGTCGTTTTTCATTTTGGCAAGGCGTAATGATTCAACTAGCCCTTGCTGGAAATGCTTATGTACCATTAGTTGGAAATAATTTAGAACACGTGCCGCCTTCGGACGTTCAAATAAATTATTTGCCAGGAAATACTGGAATTATTTATACAATCCAAGAGAGCAACGACCGGCCGAAAATGCAGTTAACCGCCGACCAAATGTTGCATTTTAGATTGATGCCAGACCCTAATTATCGTTATTTAATAGGAAAATCCCCGCTTGAAAGCTTGGGGAATACCCTAACAATTGCACAAAAAACAACGGATTCAAATTTGAAGACGTTGAATAATCAAATTAATTCCGCTGGCAAGCTTAAAATCAGCAACTTTATTGACACTGGCGAAGACTTGGAAGACGCCCGAGCCATGTTCGAAAAGGCTAATACTGGGGCTAACGCCGGCCGACTAATGACATTGCCGGAAGGATTCGACTATGAACCGTTTGAGATGAAAGCTGATGTATTTAAAGCGCTCAACGAGAACGCTAGTTTTTCGGCTGACCAAATTTCGACTGCGTTCGGGATTCCTAGTGATATGCTTGGCGGTGGCTCATCAACTGAAAGTCAACATAGCAATAGTGACCAAATTAAAAGTTTATATTTGTCTAACCTTAATACGTACACTAATCCGCTATTAGACGAGCTGAAATTAAAGCTTAATGCACCGGACCTTGTTCTAGACATCAAAAACATGCTAGACGTCGATGATTCTATGCTGATAAATCAAGTATCAAGTTTAGCAAACGCTGGTGCACTAAGCCCTAATCAAGCGCAATTTTTACTTCAAAGATCGGGCTTCTTACCGCAAAACTTGCCAGATTATGAGCCGCAAGGCGAAGGAGGTGAAAGTAATGACGATTAAAGTAAAAGGCATGATAACTAATGATGATGATGCACCTATTTATCGTGATTGGTTTGGCATGACAGTTGTATCCCCAGCTGATGTAATCGGTGCACTCCCGGCGGACCACTCTGCTGTGGAATTGGAGATTGCTTCCAACGGTGGTGAAGTGACCCCGGCAACAGAAATTTACACAGCGCTAAAGAATTACCAAGGGAATGTTACTGCACAGATTGTTGCTAACGCTTATTCTGCTGGTACAATTATTGCGATGGGGGCCGACAAGGTGCAAATGTCGCCTGGGGCCCAAATGATGATTCATAATGCTTCGAACGAAGCAGAAGGCAATTATCACGACATGGATCAAGCATCGCAAATGCTGCAGAGTACGAACAAGGCCATTGCGAATATGTATGCTGCCAAGTCTGGCAAGCCTGTTCAAACTTTTTTAGATTTAATGGACAATGCAACTTGGATGGACGCTGACAAAGCAATTGAGCTAGGCCTTGCTGATGAATTAGTTGATTTTACACCAGTTACTAATTCATTTAATACATCGCTAGTTCCTTATCAAGCACTCAACAAAATCAAAAACTTAATTGCCAAAAACAAGCAATTAGAAAATAACAACAATAATGGTCAACTTAGTGAGCACGAAAAACTAGTGCAAGCTAAGCTGGCTATTTTTAATAAAGGAGACTTTTAAATATGTTTAAACAATTACAGGCCACATTCGATAAGGTAAGTGCGGAATGTGCTGACCTTAATGCCAAGGTAACGGCCGCATTACAAGATGATAATTTCGATACGGATGCTTATCATAAGTTACAAGATGAGTTATCCGCTAAGAAAACGCGTCGAGATGCCTTGAATGATCAATTACAGGAGCTCTCGGCTGAAAATGAGCAGCCGAAGAAGCCTGAAAACAACCAAGGGAAAGGAACTCCGCTTAACCCTAAAGGTGGCGAAGATAATTTAGCCAAGCAAAAAGCTGCAATTAATATGTTTATCCATTCGCGGGGGGCTAAGGTAACCAATGATGCGGCAACGTCGGTAACCTCGACGGGAATTGAACCGTTGGTACCTGAAACAATTATTTACAATCCTTCAGCCGAGATCAACTCAGTCGTTGACTTGTCGACCCTAGTCACCAAAACACCAGTAACCACGCCTAAAGGAACTTACCCAATTTTGAAACGGGCAGACGATAGCTTTAGCAGCGTTGCTGAATTGCAAGAAAACCCGTCATTAGCTGCACCTGAATTTACCGATGTCGATTGGTCGGTAGCAACATATCGTGGTGCTATTCCAATCTCAGAAGAATCAATTGCCGATGCACAAGTTGATTTAACTTCATTAATTGGTCAAAATATTGGTGAAAAGCGAATTAACACGGTTAATAAGTTGGTTTCACCGGTTTTGGAAGGGTTCACGGCCGTTAGCACCACGTCATCCACACTTGCTGATGATATTAAGAAAGTGTTGAATGTCAAGCTCGATCAAGCCTATGCTCGTGACTTAGTTGTTTCAGCATCATTCTATCAAATCCTAGATACGTTGAAGGATAATAACGGTCAATATTTGCTCCATCAAGATATTACCGGCAAGTCTGGCACTACTATTTTCGGTGTCCCAGTGCATATCGTGAACGATACCTTGCTTGGCGCTGACGGTGAGGCTCACGCATTTATTGGCGATTTAAAGCGTGGCGTTTTATTTGTTGATCGGCAAGAAGTTTCTTTAGCCTGGATGAAGAGTGAAATTTATGGTCAATATCTTGGCGCAGCTATGCGCTTTGGCGTTTCTAAGGCTGACGAAAAAGCCGGTTACTTCTTAACGGTGAGTAAGTGATGGAGGAAACGCCTCATCTAACGCTAGTTCAACTGCTAGTGCTGCTTCCTCAGCAACTAGCGGTCAATAAATAATTTTTAGTCGCCAATAAATAAACAGTACCTAGTGGGGCGGCTATATTGGAGGTGATGTCATGGCTGATATTGATAGTGCTGTCACAGTTAAAAATATGCAGGATTATTTAAACGTTGATGGCGATGAATCTGTTATCCAAAGCTTAATTTCAATGGCAGAAAGTGATGTTATCGGAAATATTGATGACACTATACCAGTTGAAACTTATCGGAAATACTATCAATTTAATCAGGCCGTTCGTGTTATGGTTGATTTTATGTATTTTAATCGTGGAAACTTGGGCGTGACATATAGTAGCGGCAATAACGCTTCTCAAGTACCGTATCCGGCGCCTTATTTATATCTGATTAATGGAATTAGATGGAAGATTCGGAGGGATTACAGTGAAAATAGCGGTCAATCGCTTCAATCAAAAAATTAGTTTTGGCACTATTAAAACGGTTGAAAACAATAATACTGGTGATTATGACGAGTCCTTTGTGCCTACTATTTCACTACATTGTGCGTTATATAATCGATCAATTACCCAAAGTTATCAGATCTTAGGAACTTCGTTGGAAGATACAATTGTTGTGGCAATTCGATCCACAAATGAGCTGAGCAAACAGTTGCTAGCTAGTTATGGCGATGTGGTTTATCAGATTATAGATGTGTCTAAAGATTCAACTGGCAAGCCGGTAGCATATGATCTGTTAACGCTTAAAAAATATGTGAAAAAGGGGTGATATAAATGGAATTAGACGCTCAAATGCAATCATGGCTTCATGGCGTCAGAGATTTAATCCCTAACACGTCCGTAAAATCAGCAATGACAGCTGCTGAAGCGCAAGCATACGCAGAAGTGTTACGTAAAAACACACCACGATCCGACAATGACGATAGCAAGTATGGTCATTTACAAGACAATATTGCGATTCAAAACAGTGATGTAGGCGGCATTGTTAATGGTAATGCGTTAGCTGGTTTTGGCAAGAAAGCGTATATTGCTAGATTTTTGAATGATGGGACCGTAAAGATGGCAGCAACTCATTTTGTTGACGATTCTAGACGAGAATCTCAGGAAGCAGCCTTTAAAGCCGGCATGGCAGTTTACAAAGCTAAAACGGGTGGTGAATAGTATGCAACTACCTGTAATTCAAGCTGAAAACTTGTTGAAAACGGTCAATTATGACTGGATTGACAATATTTATCGTGGTTCCATTCCTAAAAGTGCCAATAATGCTGGTACAACCACAGATGTTGTTATTACTGAATCAGAAAACGCACCTAACAATTACGCTAATAGTCAGTTCAAACACTGGGCGTTAGGTGTAGAAGTACAAATTTTTTACAAAAAAGCCAATCAAACCGACATTTTGTCAGCAGAAATCGAGCTGGCTAAAATGTTTATTGCAAATGGTTGGCGTGTCGAAAAATCTAAAAATCACACTAAAGACCCAGATACCGGACAGGTAACCAAGGTCTTTTATTTTACCAAAATTGAAATTATTTAAAAGGAGCATTTAATATGTCAAAACATAATATTCTTGATGTCACTTTTGCCTCACTCGATGATAGTGGCGATTTAATTGCAGATGCTACCAAAGGCTTATCTGCTGATGGCATTTACATCGCTGATCATCGTGGTGAAGGCTTTGCTACTGCTAACATCACTGCAATCGAAGCTGCTGGGACACCAGGCTGGGCGAATGGCAAGATTAAGCGAATTGCCTATCCAAAATCAGTTCCATCAATCGCTTTAAAGGCTTTAGACCTGGACTGGGGAATTAACAATAAGCTACGTGGTTACGTGCAAGATACTAAGTCTGGTGCTTGGCTATTGCAAACACCTAAGCCACACATTGCTGTAATTATTCGATCACAAGCGTTTGACAATTCTGTTTTCTACGAATGTTTTAATAATGTTGAGTTTATTCAAGAAACGTCAAACAACTCCACTGACAACACGACTGAAAGCGATGATTCAACTGATTTGACGGGGCAGGTACTAACACCATTGAAATCAGATATCTTTATCAACCCAAATACTGGCCTTCAACAGCCATACATGATTGCTAACTCTGCTGACACTGGTTTTGACTTAGCAAAACTTTATGCAGAAGTATTTGGTGGTTATGTATTATCTACGACCAGCTCAAAAAAATAGTTAAACTACACAAGGTTAATGCTAACACAGGCTGGCTCTTAGGCCTGCCTGTTACATAGTACTAAATAAAAATAAAAGAGGTTAATATATTATGAAATTATCGACAAAAATTACAAAAAAGTATTTTGGAATTGCTAAGGCTCAAGATGTCAAGGTAACGATTGGCTTAGAAGATGCTGTAGCAAACATTCAGTTAACTATGCTAGAAAGTGGGTTAGATGACGATGCTACTGAAGCTGATTATTTAAAAGAACAATTAAAACTAACTCGTACCATGATGGATTTTGTGCAGAAAGTTGTGAAGTATACTGATAAGCAAATTGAAACGATTAAAGATTCTATTTCTAGTGCTGAGCTTGGCCTAGGTGTTGGCATGCTAATTGCCAAAATTGACGGTGCCACTGATGAAGATGTGTTAAAAGCCGAAGAAGCTAACAAAAACGCACGAGACAAAGCCCAAGAGTCAAAATAAATCGCCAACATTATCAAATGGAACTGCGTAAAAAGATTGCTGAACTAAAAAATCGTCACGAAGATTTACGGCTACTTGAACAAAACTTAATACACGAAGGGTTGTTGCCAGATCAAGTTGAGCAACAGCCTTTTGCTTTGTTCATGGAAACATTGGCTGCTCGTGAGAAAAAGGATCGAGAATATATTGATCCGCGTGAAGCAATTATGTCGTCTTACATGCAATGATAATGTTGGCTGGAAGGAGTAAAGATAATGGCCAAAGTTCAAAGTGAAATGGCGACACGTATTACGGTTGATTCGATTGGCGCTGTGAAAAGCTACAAGGCTCTGACTGATGCTGTCAAAGCTTCTATGAACGCTTGGAAAGCTAGTGAGGTTCAGTTAAAATCGGCTGGGAATTATCAAGAAGCTGCCAAAGCTAAAGTTGAAGGGCTAACTAAGTCTATTGATTTACAAAAAGGAAAATTAGGCGAATTAAAAGCCCGCCAACAGGACATTGACAAGTCTACAAAAGAGGGCCAAGAAGCTTATTTTAAGCTTGAAAATCAAATCGCTAATGCCACTAAACAGTTAGGCAACTATGAGGGGCAATTAAGACGAGCCAAGAGCGCTGCTACTTACTACACAAGTGGCCTAGCTGAATTACAAAAAGGCTATAAGCAGAGTACTAATGCCAGTAAAGCATATACTGACCGCTTAGAAGCTGAAGGAAAACAGGCAGAAGCTGGCAAAGCTAAGCTAGCTGGCTTGAAGCAAAGTTACGCCAATTTATATGCTCAGCTTAAGCTGCAAAAAGATGAATTGACCAAAGTGGCCAGTGAGAGTGGCTTAACATCTGAAAAATACGCCAAGCAAAAAGTCAGAGTGGAAGAAACAACCACAGCTATGGTCAAACAAAAATCAGAGGTTGCTTCACTAACAGTAAAGTATGGCACGATGAGTGACAAGATGGCCAAACTGTCAGACAAAGCTGCACTTGTTAAAGATAAGTTCAGGACTGTTGCAAGTGGCTTTAAATCAATTGCAACCGCTGCAAGTGTTGGCGTTGCTGGAGTAACGGCGGCTAGTGTTGCTGGTGCTAAAAAAGCTTCTACTTTACAAAATATTTACAAGCAAAACCAAAATTTGTTAGTGACCAGTGGCGATTCGGCCAAGTCTGCAATCAAGGCCGTTACTGAAATGCAAAAAGATGGGCAAAAATATTCAGTTAAGTATGGGCTTTCTCAAAAAGAAATCGCTGAGCAATATCAAGATTTAATCAAACGTGGGCACACGGCTAAAGAATCGCTAGCAGTGATGAAAACTGAGCTGCAAGCCAGTGTAGCGTCTGGCGATGATTTCCAAGATGTTGTTAAAGTTTCGAGTCAAGTGCTTGAAGCATTTGGTATGAAAACTAACAATACTGCCAAAATGATGGCGTCCACTAAGCGTGTTGTAAATGATTTAGCATACTCGGCTGATGTTACAGCAACTGATTTTAATAGCTTGGGCAAAGGTATGGAATACGTCGGAGATTCGGCTAATAATGCCGGTTTTAGTATTGAGGAAACTAGTGCAGCTTTAGGTGAACTCTCTAACCACGGCCTTGAAGCAGATAAAGCTGGTACAGGGCTACGTAAAACGATTAATAGCTTGGCTGATCCTAGCGATGCAGCCACTGGGGCACTTAAAAAAATTGGCATTACTTCAACCAAAGTGTTTCAAAAATCTAACGGCGATTTTAAATCCATGTCAGATATTATGGCAATTATGGAAAAGCATACCAAGAACTTAGGTGGCGCTGAAAAAGCTGCCGTATTTAAAGCAATTTTTGGTGCTACGGGTATGCAAGCCGCACAAATATTGGCTGTTAATAATAAGGAGCTTGCGTCATTAACCAATCAAGTAACTAAGGCTGGCAAGGAGGGCGACTATGTCCAAAAACTAGCCAATAAGAACAGCAGTACGGCGCAAATGAATGTCAAACGCTTTAAAGAAGCTGCTGAAGCATTAGAGATCATGATGGGAGCCAAGTTATTACCGACTATGACTGAGGCTGCTAATGACATGACCAAGGCATTTAACGACAAGGGGACGCAAAAAGGTTTAGCTTTATTGATTAATGGCGTCAAAGACTTGCTTAACGGCATGCTTAAAGTTGTTGAATTTATGGGTAACCATACTAAAACTGTAACAGCCTTTGGAGTAGCTTTAGGTGGCGTCTGGGCATTAGCCAAAGTAAACAAGTTTATCAAGCTAATCAAAGAAATGCGGGCTAATTTTGGCTTGGTTAATGACACTGTCAAAAGCCAATCGATTGTGAAAACTGTTGAGGCTGAGACGGCTGCCATTAGTGCCCAGAATGATGTATTGAAAACTAATAATGAGTTAGAAAGCGGCACTGAAGTTTCAACTGGCGAGACCCGAATGTCCCGGCATACTAAATCTGCTTCAAAGTATAGCTATTCAAATGTTGCCAACGACGTTGCAAGTAATGGTAATAGATGGGACTTAACAGGCATTAAAAATGTCGAAAAGGAAACTGAAAAAGCCGCCGGTGAAACTTCTCGTTGGTCAAATATTGTCGGCAAGTTTAAGGGTGGCTTTAGGAAGGCGTTTAGTGGTTTAGGTTTTATTGTTAGTCGAGCAGGTACTGTCGCAAGTGCAGCCATTGAAGGGTGGGACTTAGCTTCTAGTGTCGCCAAAACTTTAAAGAAACCAAGCGCTAAAAACAAAATCTCGCTAGAATCAAAGGCCACAGGTGCTCTAATTGGTGCAGGGATTGGCGCAGTTTTAGGCGGACCCGAGGGTGCGATTATCGGCAGTGCAATTGCTGAACAGATTTCTAGTTCTAAAACTGTACAAAAAGCCGTTAAAGCTACTCATAATCTTGTATCAAATGTGCGGAAGGATTACACGGCCCAAAAAGGAACTGAATATGCTTTGCTTGGTACGGTGAGAACGTCAACTAGTGCAACTAAGCATCAATATGAGAATTCTAAGGTACGTTCCAATTCAACTATGACTAGTGTCAGTGAATTTCAAAAAGCCGCTAAATCCGATGGCATTACCGACAACTCTAGTTCTATTATTAAAAGTGTAAAAAAGAGTTTAAGTAGTTTGCCAGAGTCGGCATTTAAAGCTGGCGAAAGTGCCGCTAAAAAGCTTAAATCAGCATTCAAAAAGACTAATTTAAACTTTGGCAAGCTTGAATTTTCAGTTGACAACAAAAGTCTTAGTAAGGCTATGAAAGACAGTAAATCCGGATACAAGGCAATTACTGACACAGTGGTAAACTATGCTAAGAGTAATGAAAGCAAGTCCAAAAAAACACTACAAGCTTGGGTTAAGTCAGGCTTGATGTCAAAGCAGGATGCCAGAACAGCTTTAGCGAATGAGAAGAGTTACTATGATGGCCGAATTAAAAGTGCTAAAAGTAGTGTGTCTAAGTTAGAGAATGTTGACAAACAATATTATAAGTCAGCTAAGCAAGAAAACACTATGCACAACAAGGCTATGGCCGGCATAAACAAACAGTATGGTTCAACCATTACTAAATTAGAGAATACTCGAAACAGAGATATAAACAGGCTCACTCAAGGATATTATGTTAAGTACAAAGGACAGTATTTATCAGGTCAATCTGGTATTGCTAAAATCAATAAGATTTATGGCAAAAAAATTGAGAGTCAAGAAAAAGAAAAAGATTCTGCCATTAAAGGTGAAAACAAACGTCATCAAGACGCTTTAACCGCTGATTCTAACGCGGCTTTTAAGCGCCGTTTGAAGCTACTGTCAAGTGCCCAAACTAAGACGGATTTGGTAATACAGAATGGTAGCAGTAAGCAAAAATCTATTTTAAGTTCCTTAGCTAAATCTTCTGGAAAAATCAGCGAAAAACAAGCTGATAAACTGGTTAACGAAGCATATCGCACTTATAAAGGCGTGGTTAGACATGCTGATAAAACTTACAAAGGCGCAAAAGATGCGGCTACTAAGAAGTATAAGTCTACCGTAGCGGCTGCACAAACAGAGTATTACCAAAACCACAGTATTTCTAAGAAACAAATGGATAGAATTGTGGGTAATGCTACCACGCAGTACAAAGACACGGTTAAGCAGGCTAAGAATCAACGAGATGATACGACAAGACATGCTAAGCAACAGTATACTAATGTGACTAAGCAAGCTTCTAAACAGATGAAGGATCATAGTTATTACGTTGATAAAGAAACGGGGCACGTTAAGTCAAAGTGGTCAAATCTCGGCGGGTCGTTAAGCGAGATATGGGGTGGCATTAAGTCAGGGTTCAATTCTTTATTATCGCTATTTGGTGCTAAGAGTAGTGGTAGTGGTTCTGGGCATGGGTCATCACATTCATCAAGCAGAAGAGCTAGGGCTAAATCTGGTGACATGGGTCATCGGATTGAAGCCAATGCCGTAGGTGGCAGAGTTCGCAATGGAATGGCATTGGTTGGCGAAGCTGGTGCTGAGTTAGCTTACGAGCCATATAGTGGTACAGCAAGAATTCTGGGTGAAAATGGGCCTGAAATAGCTAAGGTGTCCAGAAGCGAAATAATTTTGCCAGCTGACAAAACCAGACAAGTTTTATCGGGGTCTTATGGGAAAGGCCAGACACTTCCCGGATATGCCACCGGCTTTTTAGGAGAAGCCGAAAAACTTGCTAAATCAACTGTTAACATTGGTGAAACAGCGCTAGATAAAATTTCCAATATGGTTTCAGCACCAATCAAGTGGGTTGAAAAAAACATTTTGGGAAAAATTAAGTGGCCGGGATTTAACAGTAGTTGGACGCTTAAAGGAGCAACTGCCATTAAAGATGCAACGGTTGACAAGGTTAAGGATTTTGTCAAAAATTTGGCAGATAAATTAGGTGATTTTGGAGCCGTTGGTAACGTCAAGCTTGGTGGTAGTGTTGCTTCACGCGCTCGTGCGTTAGCTAGAGCATTCAAACATGCGTATCCTGCTTCTAACAACGGTGGTATCGCCGGTATTCTAGGTAACTGGATTCAAGAATCTAATTTGAGTCCCTCTGCCGTCAACGCTAGTGACCATGGTACTGGTTTAGGGCAATGGACGTTCACTCGTGAAACTGGATTGAGGAATTGGTTGAGAAGACATGGTTACGCATGGAACTCTGCCGCTGGTCAAATTGGCTACGCCTTGAATGAACCTGGCACAAATGGAATGTTAAAGGCTGTATTGAGAATGACAAATCCTACTGCCGCGGCTCAAAAGTTCTTTGCAACTTGGGAGTCTGGTGGTAACATGGACGCTTCTGGTGGTGCTCGTTTGAGCAATGCCTCTGCTGTATTCCGTTATATTAAAGGCATGGAAAATGGAGGATTAGTTGATAAAGATCAAATAATCAGAATTGCTGAACATAACAAGCCTGAAATGGTGCTGCCATTGACCAATAAATCACGAGCTAACCAGTTAATCGCACAGGCTAGTCAAGTGGTAAACGGCAACAATGATAGTCAAGTTGCGTTAACAGGCAGTGAAAGTAATGATAAGCTTGATAAACTAATCGGCTTAATGTCCGCTATTCTAGGCAACATGGGCAGTGTTCAAGCAGTCATTGCTAAGTCAGATGTGGTTAATGCCGTTAAATCTGACAATAAGACAGCTTCACAATACTCACAAATGATGGGGTATTAAAGTCATCAATCAAAGGGTTGTCCTTAATTGGGCGCCCTTTTTACATAGCTAAACTTAAAAAGGAGGTTAAATCGTGACCTTACAACGAGATGATTTTGAATATGCTGGCTTGAATAGCCGGGACGATTTACAATTTGAAATGGGCAACGTGGTATTACCTAGTGCACCGGCCATGGCTGAACAAGTGACTGACATACCGGCCATGTACGGTAACCAATTTAATGGCACGGACTTTACTAGTCGGACGATTAGCATTCCAGTGTCAATCTACTGTGCGGATAATCAAGACGCCTTTAATCAGATAATGCACAATTTAAGCGGTCTGCTGTTAAGCGATAACCCCAGTGATAATGGTAAAGAGTACCCACTAGTATTTGGCTTTGAACCTAAGGTGACATATTGGGGGCACATTACCGCAATTAGTGATCCAGCCCCGATTAACCCGGGTATGTATGACATGACACTAAACATTACCTTTGTACAATCCGACCCACGGGCAACCTTGCCACAGGTTGAGAAGTCCTTAAAGAACGGTTTAAATACAATCACTGTTGATGGTACCGCTAGAACAGAGCCAGTTATTCAGGTCATACCTAAGCGGGATTTAAAGCACATTGGCTTTACCCTAAATGGTGGTGAATATGGACTAGGGCCAGATAGTGATGAGGATCAAGCGGTGGCAGTACAGCCTTACACGCAAGTTGTGAACAGCGACGTATTAAATACCATGGCTGAGTGGACTAATGATGCCAATGCCATTGCTCAGATGAAGACCGCCGGCAAGTACACTTATCAAGGTGAAGCTGATAGTAACCGAGATAGCCAAGTGTTAATGGTCAAGTATGCCAATGGGGTTAAACAGTATGGTAGCAATCAACCAGGCTGGTATGGCCCAGGTGTTCGTTTTACTGGCATGACTAACAGTTTAACCAATTATCGAGTTAAGACTAGAATCCACCATATCAAGCATTCAGGTACTCATAACGGGCGTGCAATGGGGCGTTTGGAAGTCCTGTTGTTAGATCCTAATGGGGCAACAATTGGTCGTTTTGGCCTAGCTGACAGTGCTGGAGGCGGTACACCAGTTTGCTATCTACAAATCACTAAGCCGGGTGGAGCTTTTGCTGGCGGTGATGGTAAACATGAGACGCTATTCATGGGTAAGGGTCCCTCTGGTAGTTCTAGCAATGGTCGTGACCAGAAGATTAAAATTAAGACTGGCACTACAAACAAGACAGTGGTTAAACGTTCACGCGATAGACATGGAAAAGTGACCACTAGAACCATTAATGAAAAAGTCGATAAGTATATCACGGTGGTCAACAAAGAAGAAAATTCGGCACTAAGTACCAGTTGGTTGGAATTAGATTTAACTAAGAACGGCAAGGTGTTTAGCTGGTCAATTACGCAATACTATACCAGTGGTAGCCATAATGGACAACCATGTACCGACCCTAGGCGATTCCTGATTGTGCATGGAACATTTGTTGACACTAATTCAGATTATCAATCAGCATTAGGTGGCATCGGTGGGGTATTCTTTAAGCACTCGATTGCCGAAGATGATGAAAATATTGGCTATGAAAACCCGTTTATGTCAATCACCCACCTAGACATTTACCAAGTTAATGATGTGGCTCAGGACGCACCTAAGTATATCGCCAGTGCTGGTCAAGAGATCGTGCTAAATTGTGAGACTGATAGCACCACGGTTGGTGGTAAGCTAGCTAGTCCAATCTGGTCAACTGATTATCCCAAGCTTAGTCCGGGGGTTAATAGCTTAACTATGATTGGTGACCTAGATGACGCACAAATAACGCTTAAATATCTACCCAGATTACTATAGCAACACTTAAAGGCTTCCCGCTTGGGTGGCCTTTTTACATAACTAAAACAAGGAGGTTAACAGATGGCTTTAAATAACCAGTATTTAATCCTAGATTCGAATTTAAAGCGGATTGGGACCCTGACTGTTGACGGTGCCACGAAGTTCTCTAATGACAGCATCAAGATTCAACTAGCTGATTCAGACACAACTAGCACGTCATATGATGATGATGTTAATGTGGGTACTAATGACACGTTTAACGGCACGATTAATCTAAATGCCCAGTCTAAGAAGTTCGACCATCAAGGCTCATTAGATGTGCTTCAAGGTCAACCTGATTCAGACAAGGTAGTGGCTGGTAACAATCTTGCCTATTATGACGAGCTATCGGGCCATTGGTATGTCATGTACATCTATTCAACTGATGCCGCTTCTAGTGCCACTGTTAAACATACAACGACCATTAACTTCACCAATTTATGCTTGTACAGTTTAGCTCACCATTATCCGATAGCCACTACAGCTAGTGCAAGCACGATTCAGACGGCCTTTAACGAGTGTTTTAATGCCACTGGTTGGACGCTAGACTATCAGACCACTAATGTAATGACCCCGACAATTACCATTGATGGTAAAACGAAAGCTAGTACGCTGATTCAGACGCTCATTCAAACCTATAACGTTGAGATTGACCCTTATGTTGAGATTGACAGCCAAGGTAACATCACGAAAAAGGTGTGTGTCATTACCGACAAGCTCAATGCTGACGTGGTCTATAACGAGGCAGTATTTGGTAAAAACATGACTAGTATTAAACGGACAACGGTATCAACACCTGTGACTAAGCTGATTCCTTATGGGGCTAACGGTAGCACGATCGCAGTGGTCAATGATGGTAAGCCCTATATCGTTGATGATGATGCCAACCAGCGATATAACCCTGATTGGCAAGCCGGCCTGTACTATGAAGCCATTGTTACTGCTAATCAGATTAGTAACTCAGCCGGTTTAAAGTCATGGGCTCAGGATATGCTCAAGCTATACAATCACCCTAGAACGTACTATGAGGTGAATGTAACGCCTAACTTTAATCCACCATTAGGCGCCACGATTAGGTTTAAAGATGAGTTAATCGATCCGGTATTAGACGCTAGTGGCCGGGTTATTCAACGGACGATCAGCTTTGCTAACCCTTATGGCAACACGGTTGGCTTTGGGGAGTATACAACTGTTCAAGCTGCCACCCCAGCATGGATGGAACAATATCAAAATGCACTCAGTAAGGCGGTTGATGAAGCTAAGAAGGACGCTAGTTCAATTAAACCAGTTGCTTTAACGCCTGACGGTAACAATTTCACTGATACCATGCAGACCAAGCGCTTAATCTTACAGGCTTGGGAAGGTAGTACCAATATCTCATCATATATTGACAGCAAGGGCTTTATCTGGCGCCGTTACAATACTGATGGCATGGTTGACACTAGCTACCAACAAACAGGCTACTTAATCAATGCGGGCAGTGATGCTGTCGGTACCTTACACGGAACAATTGAAGCTGACTATATTCAAGATGACCCCGAAATTAAGCTAGACGCCACTGGGATTAGCTATTTAGGTGTTTATGGTCCCGATGATAATGGTGCCCACTCAGCGACCCAATACATGGCACGCTTAAGCAATGGGCAATATCTAACTAGTCGTGCTCGTGATGACAGTGGTTCTAGTGATACCATGTTTGCTTTACAGGATAGCAAGTTTGCCGTGCAGTCGGTGATGTTACAAATTCACGGGCAACATGGCGGGACATTTGGCGTACAGGAAGTTAATAACACGATCTATATCTGGAACATTGTGAGCTTGAAGAATGACCATAATTATGTTCTCGTGCGGTTCCCATATGTAGCTGGGGTAACGTTACAGCCTACCGATAGTCGAGTACAACAGGTTATGCCCCTTAAAGGTTATGGCCGCATTAACTATGACCGTCAACATGATATGGTCTCAATTGGCTACTCCGATGGTAGTACCGACATTCTCAAAGCTAGTGACCTGTTGGCAGGTAATTACAACGTGCTATACAACTTTAATATCACTGATTATGGGATTGATTTTAATAAGAACACTTATCAATCTGAATGCCTAGACTTCCCTTACTTTTACTTTGCGGCCGGTGGTGGTCAAGAAACAAATGAGGACCCACATAAGGTATGGGCTTTAAACGTCGTGCATAAAGGTGCCGAGTTTGATGTTTATCTGGATAATGACCTAGATTTTCCTAATTTGACCGATGAAAACCGTGAAGTTGAAACTTGCAATGTCTTTTATCAAAACGGTCAGCCTTATATGCTGTTCACGTTTAATACCAACGCCTTATTAATTAATCCGGCTTCGATGGAACGTGAAAAGGTGTATACCATTCCAATGATAAAACGTTCAGCAGCTAGTGTGATTGATAAGGGTACGATCAGTGAAAATGATAACGTGGGCGATTAGAAGGGAGGTGAATTAAATGGCAGAATCTAATCCAACACAGGTCATTCTAACAGATGATGGACTCAAAATTATCAAGGCTCAAAATACGGCTGATAATGCGACTAGTGGAATCACAAACTTAAATGATCCTAACTTAATGAGTGTCATTGAGAAGCAATATAACATTGCACATTTCGCTGGATTAACATCTCAATATAACGTTATCATACAGGGCGCTAGAGATGATGGGATTGATACAACTGCTTTAACTACGGCATATAATAATTTGAATAATTTCATGGCTAGTGTTCTAACAGACCCCGACCATGCTAGTGATGTTGACCGTGTAACCTATAAGAAGTATCAAGATGCTTATAATGAAGAATTAGCAAAGATTCAGAACGCTTTGCAAAATAACGCAAACAATAAATTAACAAGTGCCGCTAATGCCGCAAGCCAAGCGGCCATAGCAACCAGTCAAGCGTTCTCAGCGGCTGATAGCGCCTCTAAAGAAGCACAATCAATTAGTAATCAAGTCGATTCATCAATGTCCGTACAGTCACAAGCTACCGTTAAGGCTCAAAGTGCCGCTGACAGCGCCTTTAACCAAGCAAAGAAAGCTATTGATGATGGTAAAGTAACTAGTCAAACAGTGACAGATTTAAAAGATGGTTCCACGCTAACGATTGCTCAACTGGTAAATGGACTGGCTGATAAAATTTCTAACTCAGAATTTGGTAGTTACAAATACCAGACTGCTAGTCAAATAGGAGAGCTAGTTACTGATGGTGCTTTCTCAGAATATAGCCAAGCTACTGCTAGATTGATTTCCGCAACGGTAGCTACTAGCGACTTTGACTCCTACAAAGACCAAACTGCTAGAGATATATCTAGCAAGGTTGAATCTAAAGCTTTTGAGTCTTACCAAAAGCAAATATCTGACGCGTTCGAAAACACAGTTTCTAGTGCAGATTATAAGTCTGACAAGAAGCAAACTGCTAACATGATTTCCGATACGGTTTCAGATGCTATTGACGGCCTAACGATAAGTAACCGTAACCTAGCGCTTGGAACCGCAACGGCATTCAAAATGACTGGTAACAATACAGAAGACCAAGGACAAGTTGGCTACGGCTTCTCAAAGACTATCCAAAAAGGAACTGTGGTAACAGTAGCATTTGATGTATCATCTACTACTGGAGTTGGTAGTTTCTTAGTGCAATTCAACGGAGCTGATAGTGGAAGCAATTGGCAAGGAATGGGCACCGGCAACTTAGTTAATGGAACAAAGCACATATCTACTACCTTTACGACCGAAGCTAATCAACTACACGCATTCTTTAGACTTGATTATGCAACTGGTGATATAGCGTTTTCCAACTTTATTATCTCTGAGTCTTCAAAAGAAGTTAGCTGGACGCCGGCGCCAGAAGACCAAGCTACGCAGTCTCAATTTGCACAGCTAAAAGATAATATAGACCTTAGAGTAACTAAAAAAGGATTAATTAGTGAGATTAATATGCAAGCCGGTAATGTCTTAATTTCAACTAGTGGTCAATTGACGTTATCTGGTAAAAATATCAATTTTGACACGGCTAATCCCGTGACGATTCCTAGTGCGAATATTGACAAGCTCCTTGTTGATAAGCAATTAAAGGCGGCCGACATTGATGCTAATACGTTTAGCACCAATAACGGAACTTTCACAGTAAAACAAGATGGCTCGGTAACGGCTAAGAACATGACGCTTATTGGTGGCACATTAACATCACCAACAATCAATGCTAGCACGATTAATGGTTCAACTATTAATGGGACAACGTTCAATGCCGGCGACGTCATTAATGACTCCAATAACACTGCTAAATATTATCCAATGACTATTACGTCAGACGGGGCGTATAAGTCAACGTATTTTGACAGTGCAGTTGGACTTCAATCAAGCGTTGAATCTGGGGTAATTAGCTATAAATATCGCTCAATGATCGGCAACGGGGCCTATTCATATGACAATGTTGATATTAATGGGCAAGGAATTACACTTGATAGTGGGACAACCACTACTAAAGACACTAACTTTAGTGCTGCTGAAACAGAAACTGCCTATATATCGCTCACGACGGAAGCTGGACTATATCTTCATGGTTCTAACGCGAACATTGATTTCGGTGGTCATTTAAATGATGACTCTACAAGTGTAGGCATGTATATGAACCCTTATGGTAATCTTATAGCCAAGAGTGCCTCACAATACTGGCAAATATCAGTTGCAGGAAGTGATAATACTGGTGGCGGAGTCGTTGCCAGATTTGGTATTGATAATGCAAGTGCTTATAATATTGAGTTTAACCGTGAGCTGGATATTGGTAACTTCCAAATTAATACCGGCCATACGTTTACTAGTGCTGATGGTGATGCTATTCACTTTGCCAAGGGTCGAGGCGGTGCCAACGACATCTATGCTGGTGACGTTCACTATAATAGCTTAGTTAAATCGTCACTATTGAGTGTTAAGAAGGACGTTAAAAAGGCTAATACAGCTTATTGGGCACAGCTAGTTAACTCAATCGACTTAGCAACCTACCAGTATAAATCTGACGATAATACCAGCCACTTAAGGCTGTCTTCAATCGTTGATGATGTGAATGACACTAAACAGTGGCAATTGCCAGACGTGTTTGTCAGCCGTGATGAAGACGGCAAGCTATGTGGGGTTGATGACAGTGTACTTTTAAATGCTACCCTAGCCACGGTACAGGAACAACAGAAAGAAATTGACCAATTAAATGGTCACAACATGGAATTAGAAGCTAGATTAAACAAATTGGAGGCCAAATTAAATGGATAGCATTTTGATTACAAACTATAAACCAGATTACACGAACAATATTATGACGATCAGCATTCAGATTAACACGCTAGGAATTAGTTCACAGGTCAGTATTACTATGGATGAATTTAACACTGCCATTGCTGGAGGTGCTGGGGGAGCAGATAGGGTTAAATTGAAGGTGTTGAACACACTGATTGACAGTCTGACCGCTTTAAAACCAGTTACCACAACTACAAAGGAGGCTTAAAATATGAATATTGATGCACAAGCTTTGATTAACAAGCTGACGAGTAACTATGCCCAAGCGATTGCCCTTAAAGACCAGCAATTGGCGATGGAACAAGTTCAAATTGACCAGCTTAATGCCAAGTTGACTGAAAAGGAGGCACCTAAAGATGGCGAAAACGCTTAGTTTTACTGATACTTCACCACAGACGGTTAAAATTGGTGATACTGCCACTAGTTTCACGTTAATTTGTGGCAATGATAATGTGGCAACTGATTTAACTAATGCCACTTCAATTACTGTTAAATTAGGCAATACTAGTGGCTACCTTAAATCGGCCACAGTTGACCCAGCTAGTTTAACGGATCCAACAACTGGTCAGATTACCGTTACCTTTACTGCTGATTTGATGACTAGTTTGCCAGCTGGCAGCTATGCCATTGAAGTATGGGTGGTTGATAGTACCGGGACGTCAATCTACCCTAGTGATGGATCAACCGGATTTACTATTACCAATAACATTCAAAGCGCCAATGGTAGCACGATTACCACAATTACTTTTGATGATTTTGTGGAAGCAATGAATAAAGCCGCAAGCACAATCGCTAAGGGTGATAAGGGTGACACTGGTACTGTTGATAACGCTGGTTTGACCACAGCACCAGCTTTTGTTAATCTTCAAACGCAGGTTGATAATAGTGCAGTTGGGACTAATTTAATTGTCCAATCAGAATTAAAATCAGGATACCTTAGTAGAGATGATGGTAGTGTGATAGACGGTAACGCTGATTTTCATTCGGATAATTATATAGCTACTAATGGAGCAACTGTGTTTACGTTAAGTTCGCCAGATTATGTAATCAAAGGCAGTGGTAACCATCTTTTACAAATGTATGACAGTAATAAAAATTTTCTGGGTTATCAACTTATAATTTCAGCAACACAAACATTAAGTAAGCCTAATGTTGCATACATTAGATTATCTATTAATTTCGTGGACGAAGGGGGCACTCCTGGAAATTTATCTGATTGGCTAAATAATCATAGATACAAGCTAGAAAAAGGAAATGTAGCAACTGATTGGTGTCTTAATCCATCAGAAATTTTGACACAAGCAGATTACGCAAAAATACAAGCAGCTATTTTATCATTAGGAGGTCATTTATCATGATTTTTGATTTAAGCAAATTTTTAACAGAAGGTTTAATTGACAGTGTTAACAATGGATTGATTCCATCGGACTTAGCAACTGTATACGCTGGAAATTATCTAGTAAAATCACTGATTACCCAAACTCAGGTTACTCAAGTATCCGATGCAATTGTAGCCTACAAAGCTGCACAGGCCGCACAGACATCAGCTACCTTAGATAATAAAAGTGTACACTAGGAGGTAGACAATTGAATAAGCACAAATTAAAGGCACTCATCTTAATGATGGGCGCCATTTTTATGGCCTTTTTAATGGTCAATGTTACCAGTCAGGCTTCAACTAGCCGTGACCAAGGGGTTGACTGGTCTAAGTTTCAAAGCAATAGTGGTGTATTCGGCTATAGCACCGATAAGTTTGTATTCTCACAGGCGGGCGGTTTTTATGGTGGCACTAATATTTCTCAGACCACATATGCTAGTCAAGTTAAGTCAGCTCAACAGGCTGGTAAACGGGTACACACCTATTTATGGGATGGTGTCGGTGGCAATATGACCAATGCCAAGGCTATGATGGCCTATTACTTGCCACGTGTTAGGACGCCCAAGGGTAGTATTGTCGCACTAGATTATGAGGATGGGGCTTCTAATAGCGTGACAGCCAACACTAATGTCATTAAAGCTCAATTTAAGTTAATTAAGGCGTACGGCTATACACCAATGCTATACTCCGGCAAGGCCTACCTCAATGCCCATGTTAATGTGAGTGCCATTGTTAAAGCCTATGGTAGCTGTCTATGGTTAGCTGAATATCCAGATTATCTGGTTAGAACTAAGCCGGATTATAACTGGTTCCCTAGCATGGACGGCGTGGCTATCTTCCAGTTTACGAGTATGTATCGGATTACTGGCTATGTGAATGGCGTTCCACAAGGATTAGATGGCAACGTTGACCTAACTGGTATTACCAAGTCAGGCTACACGACTGCTAGTAAGAAACAAGCTCAAGCCAACGTTAAGCAGGCTCAGGCAGCTAAGAAGGCCACCTTTAAGGTCGTTAAATACAACCAGCGAGGGGTGTTCTATCCTAACCGGACACTAGCTGTTCGTTACACGGATAGCGACAAAGTAAGCCAAGTGGCTACCTATTACAAGGGTGAGAGTGTAACTTACAACGCTGTCATTATTGAACATGACTATGTATGGGCACGCTATACCCGTTCAAATGGTCTGTATGGCTTCATTAAACTAGGTGTCACCAATGGGCCAGCCTACGGAAAGCGAGTGGTCTACTGATGGCACAATATGATGATACAACTAAGTTACTAATGGATATTCAAAAGGATGTGGCCGCAACCAAAACTAAAGTTGAGAACATCGAAGAAAAGCTGAATCAAGTTGACGATATTGGCGACAAAGCTGATAAGGCGCTGGCCAAGTCAATCGAGGTTGAGCACGAAATAGGACGGGTTACTCAGATACAGAATTGGGTTATCGGTGTCTTGGTTAGCGGCGTGCTCGTCACGTTAGTTATTTACATCGCAGAAAAATTCCTTTAGGAGGGAAAATAATGATTAAAAAAATTAGTTTTAAGAATGCTGACGGAAGCTTAAATGGCAAACTAATTGCTGGGATCATTTCATTATTGATCGTTTTAATTCAACAGGTCTTTGCCATGTTTGGCATTAAGTTTACTGGTGACTGGTCAGCCATTGTTGCTGTTATCAACACCGTATTAACAATTCTTGGTATGCTTGGAGTTATTACTGATGTTCAAACAGTGACAGCACCAACAGTTAAAAGTGACGAGGAAAGTCAAGTCGAAGCAGCAGCTAATAAGGTTGCTGACGAAGCGCCAACATCAACGTCTACAGTCGCTGTAGTGAATAGTTCTGTATCATCTGACACTGAAACGGCGTCAGAATCCGCCTCACAAACAGGCGAAAAGTAGTATAATAATTGTGAACTGTTCTTTTCCCCTGCGCTTCGGCGTGGGGGATTTTTTTATAAATAGAATACTATCTAAAAAGTTAGAAAGTGTGATATAATTCGTGCATGAAAAGAACAAAAATTAAATACAACAACCAATACTATGACTGTGTGGTTTATTTATTATACCCAGGTATAGAACAGTTCAATGAATTGGGAGCAGTACTTAAACATGATTACTTGCGAAAGCATAAACAATCGGAAAGTAATATTACTGCTCAAGCCTACAGGCTTAATGATACGCACGCAGTAATATTAATTAAAATCAACGACAAGACAGTTAGAAAGTCTTTAGTTTTTGCCACAAATAGGGCACAATACCCCACTGTAGATTATGTTGCTGAAATAAACGAACAGGCACAATGTCTTTTTGAAGAAGAGGGTATATACGGATATCTTGTTATACGTGATACCAGCCTATTAGAAAACATTGTGGCCGAAGTTCAAAACTCTATTTTTTTTGGTGAAGATCAGATACCAACGATAATCCAAAAGGCAGCCACTTATTGGTGGAAGTTTGCTCATTATCAAGTTTTTAATAATGGAAACAAGCGAACAGGATTGTTGACGGCAAGCCTATTCTTGAATATAAATTTTATTAAAATAGATTTTGATATGGAAAAGCTGTATAACGTTTCTAAGGGAATTTCTTCCAACAATATGACGGTAGAAGATGTTTATCATTTTTTGTTAGAAATGACGAGCTTTGACTATAAAAAATTAACTAAGGATTATTTGAAAAATAATTAG